AATAATGAATCAACAGTAACTTATACGCATACAGACGAGACTACACAAACAGATATAATAGAAGCACAAACTTTTACTCTAGTCTGTAACACTTCTATTGTCTTGTAAGAACCAATCTCTATTGCTTCGCTGTTTGTTTGAAAGAAAACAGCATACTCTTCCTGAGATAAAATATCTTCTTCTTGGGTTTTCATGTTGATAACCCTGTAAAAAGGAACTTTAACTTTATAAAATCTTTCTAATACTTGATACTTTTTTACCTGATAGTAATCCTTATCTTTTACATCCGCTGGTGTAAACACAGACATAGAATTTTTATTTTGAGAAGATGGGTAATCTTCTTCATCGTATGTAAAACCAGATATGTCGTTTATCAATCCCGGTATTGTTTCTCCTGTTAACGGGTCTACTTTATCTCCTAATTCAGGGTAGAGGTTGACGGCTTGCTCACCTGTTAGGATGGTGGAAAGGATAAGACCATCCGAGTCGCTGAACCACCTATCTCTTGAGCTGGGAGATGCGTAAACTCTGAAGGGGTCAATATATGTGAACTTGACATCACCTCTACCAAAATCTGATTCTGAATCTATGTAAGCATACATGTAACCCATTCCAGTGGTTGCATAGTCCTGTATGGCTTGCTTCATCTGCCAGTCACCATCTGAGTTTTGCCATATATAACCCATGATCGTTCTCCATAAAGTTGCCACTTGAACATCGGCATCTTCTCTAGGAGTTATGGTAAATGCTGGAGGGCGAGATGTAAGAACAGCTTTGAACTTTTCTATAGCCGCAGATATCCTATCCATTGGTATATCTGCTTGGTTTCTTTGTGCTAGTTCGTCAGATTCATCCTGACTAAAATGATTCCCAAGATAAAAATCAATGTCTCTACGGGCTTCTGTGTCCCAATCGGAGCGTGAGTCTCTCCACTGCCTGTATAGCTCTTCGTTATATACGGCCCTTGAGTCTTTTTCCATATTTACCGTAAAGCCTCAAGAGGGTCTTTCTGACCTTCTCTCATCATTCCCCGCATCAATGCTTCTCTGCCTCTTTTCATCATTTCCATATTTAACATTTCTCCCATGTCCCTGTTTATAGTTGGCATCTGCATACCCCCAGACTGCATTTGGGCATTTATAAGAGAGTCAAGAGAGACACCATTTAAAAACTGTTGCATTGACGGGTCTGACATCATCATTTCCATCTTGCTCTCAGATGAAGGTTCAGCCATCGAAGAGTCAGCCATCATAGCCCGCACTCTTAGCAACTGCAAAGACTGCATAGCACTATCTTCTATCGCCTGATTTTTAATCATTTGACTCTGCATAATGCCTTGCTCCAGTGCTTCTTCTGCACTCATACCACCAAGTGTTTGACCCGCATACATCTCAGGGCTTGCTTGTCGCATGCCTATTTGCAGTGGATCATCCATAGGGGGAGGTGGAGGGCCTACCATTCCGCCCTCTTGGAATCTAACATTGTCTTTAATTCCTTGTAAAATGTTTAGTAGTGAATTTCTTTGATCTGATAGCCTAAATGCTTCTGCACTATCTCCCTTTCCCCTGTTGGCGTGATCTTCTATTGCACGATTTAAAACCATTTCTACTGGCAACCCTCCTCCACTCATAGTTTCCTGTGCTGAGAGTTCTTTACCTTCTGGAGACATTCCCTTAACATCAAACACAAAAGATCCGGGGCCTTCATAAGATAAAGTGTCTATGGTCATAGATTCTGGATCAACTCCAAGCCTATTAGCTAAATTAAGCCTACTAAAACCACCTTCTTCAGTATACATGTCCTCATCAAAAGAGCCTCCAAGTGCACCTGTAACCTTTTTTACCGCATCAACGTATTGAGGAAGGCTAACCGTACCGCCATCTTGATAACTAGACATAGGCTTTTTCATCATGCCACCGCCCATCATACCCATTAAATTATCTTCTACCATACCGCCATCTTGCATGTACCCCATACGATTTCTAACTTTTTCAGGTAGCTTTGCTAATCCGGGATTGTCTTCCGGAACTGGCTTTAGATTATTTTTTACTTTACCACCATCGGCATAATTCATCATTTTTTTCTTAGCCATTCCACCATGCATATATTCATAAACCCTGCCCCCTCCACCATATTCTTCTAACATACCTCCGTTTTGCATAGGCTTAGGGCCGGCATTGACCATTCCACCACCATACATAGCTTTCATGTTTGACATTGTAGCCATTTGTATTAGTCTATCTATGCTAGAATGACCACCCTTTTCTGGCATATCGTTAATTCTTTCAAGTATTGGAGCACCAATCATATCTACCGCCTCTTTACGAATAACGAACTCACCGGGTGTTAATATAGCTTTTACTGTATCTGTAGTTCCGGGCATTATTCTTTTATCTCAAAATGTGGAAAATCATCAAATCTATTATCTTTTACTTCCCATCTCCCATTTTCTGAATACATATCCCAGTTGCCACCCCATCTTATCTTAATCCCCATATTGCGAGCAATGCCAATAACGAACCCAGCAAAGAGGGTTTGTCTTTCCCTGTCTTCCCAATCCACAGGATAAGGGGTAACGTCAACGGCTTTAGAAGGGTTAACATTATGCCTGCCGTTAGGATACTTAACCTTAGTACGCTTCTCATCATACAACTTATTTTGCCTTTCCTTGTTTCTGTAACCTTCTAAAATAGAGCAGTCAACGTGCTTAATGACCTCATTAAACACATCTTGCAATCGTTGGTCACAAGTTGCTAATCTTCTTTTTGATCTTGATGAGTACCTTGGCATGTGTGTATTTCGCTATCTTATCTTAACTATAAACTATAGAATATTGCAATACTTTTAAACTCGTGCACCTGTCATCCAGCTATAGGCTTTTTTAGTTATTTTTCTTACGGGAGTAGAATCATCATTGAAAAGAGATTCTTTTTTAGACCGTGAACTCTTTGGTGCTTTTGCAAAGTAATCCGCATAGTACAGGGCATCCATCACATCATCATTTTTAGGTTTGGGGTGCTCAAAGAACTCATCTACCAGTTCTGTCATTTCTCTTTGTATGTATAGCTTTTTAGAGTTGACAATAGGCCCAAGAGTTGTTTCAAGCCTGTCTTGCTTTTTAATTCTAGCTGGAGGCTTAACGCCTTTAAATATTCCCGGTAGAAGCCTTTTCTCTTGCGTGGAAAGCCGTGTAACCATATCCCGAACCATCTCCTGTGCCGCAACTGTTTCAATCGTAACTCTACGTACAGGAGTATATTTGTTTGCAAGACGGATAATTTCTTTAGGAACGTCAAATGTAGGTATTCTCTCACGGAAATACTCCAAGACATAGCGATTATTACTGGAGTCAATACCCATAACAAGTATGACTTGGTAGTCAGAAGTCTCAGAAGCTGTTGCCGCAAGGTCAACACCCATGTAGATATTGATCGGGATTGCATCATCACCATCTATAAGATAGTTAAAATTACTTTTACATTCAACCTTTCCGTTGTAATACTGTATTCTATCTATTTTAAACGAAGCATTGGTCACATCTCTAGCATCATTCATGTACTCCTGAGCAAACTTATTTACTAGACCAGCTTCAATAAACTCTCTTTTCTTAGACTCTAGTTTCTTTTTTGAGAACTGGGATTCCCATAAAGGAATCCCATCCTCTATTGCTCTGTAAAAGTTTACATCCCAAGA